CATCTTGCACAATTAGAAACTCTATCGATATCATTCTCTCATTTAATATACTGTCGGTTAGAGTACTCCCGTCTTGAAAAGGGGACTTTTGTAGTTGTATTTCTGCTTCTACATCACCTAATCCATCAACCTTTTGTAAATAAAAAGGAGGACCGCCGAAATGAACGACCTCCCCAGTTGCACTTGTAAATGTTAATCGCTCCATTTAGATCCCCCATTCTATGGCTTGTTGCTGTCCTACTTTTCTCAATGCACGCGCATTTTCGCTTGGTGATAAAGCAGTTGGTGAATGTAAGTGAACTTCTTGCTTAAATCCTCCTGCAGCAAAACAATTTTCTTTCTGATGTATCCAAAGATCAATATCCAACTTCTGTTCAATCTGTCGTTTCAGTTCATCCATTTGAAGTCCTACTTCTACAGATGAACGGCTAATATTAATATTAGATACATCAGGCTTAAACCACTCGGTCATATTGGCAGTCGCTGATATAGCTTTACTTTCCATTGCATTAATACCAACAATCAAACCTTTTACAAGATTTTTACCAATAACGTCCCTCATCCATCTGGATGGTGAATGAATATCGAAAGCACTTTGAATCGTAGAACGAACAGAATCAGCAATCTCCTGAGCAGTAGACACTAAATTTCCTCTCATGGCATTCATACCATTAATTAACCCTTTAATTGCATTTTGTCCGATTACAGGTAAAGATGCATTCATAGCATTGAATTCAGTAGTTGTGCCCGTTCTAATTTCCTTTACTTTACCAACAAATTCGTTTTTCAGTGAATCTAATTTTGTTTTAGTATTTTTACGAAGCTCATCGATTTTACTTTCAGTCTCAACCCTTAAACCTTCCATTTCAGAAACAGCTTGCTGTCGGGCAATATTAGATTTCTCTTTCCATAGCCCTTGAAACTCGTTTAACTGTGCATCACTCATCGAAATAAGTGCTTTGGTTTCAGCTAAAGCTTTAGGACCCATTGTTTGCAATTCTGCTATCAGTCCATCATCTACGCCCCTGGCAGCCAAAGCCTTCATGTTCTTTGCCCAGTCAGACATCACAGATACCTGATTTTTCAAATTATCGATGAGAGATTGACTTGCAACCTCTTCCTTTTCTGCTACTTCTTCAAATGTTCCAGCAAAACCAATCAAAGCAGCAGTCCGATCATCAACTGATTTTTGATATTCATCACGAAGTTTCTGTTCATCCTCAATCAACTTCTGATTGACTTCTTGAATCTTTGTTAAGTAATCATCGCTTAAAGATTTCAACTTCTCATGAATATCTCTCTTAATCTCCATAACTTTTTGTTCTGCTTCAATACGCTCGGCCGTACCTTTTGTATAACGTTGTGATACTTGTTCCCATGCAGCTAACTCTTGAACAAGAGACATTTTATTAAGCTTTACCTTTTCTTCGATATAAGCCTTTTCTTTCTCAAACAACTCTTTGTTGTAGTTCAACTTGGCATCACGAAGCTGTAGTTCGGCAAGACGTTTTTCTTCTGTTCCATTTTTGAATTGTGTAACAGCCTTTTCCCATATCTTCACTTCATCTGCTAGAGATATATTTTCTAGCTTTCCCTTATTAGAAATAAAGTTTTCGATTGATGTTAACTTATCCTTTAATAAATTCGACTCAATTTTCTTAATTTCAGAAGCACTCTTTTTCTGAATATCCGCAATTTTTTTAGAAGAGTTTTCATGAATTCTTTCAATTTGTCGGACTTCAGAAGCTGTTAATGCTCTTTTCTTTTGCTTTGCATTTTTTTGAATAGCTGCAATATCTTTTTCCGTTTTGATTTCTATATTTTTAATTTCTGTAGAGGATTGTCTCTTTATCTTCGCTATTTCATTTGCTGTCTGGTTATTTGAGTTTACAATGAATTTATTAAATTGATTAATTAGGTTGGCACTTGCCTGCATTCCATTTTTAAAGTCAGGAACTGCTGCTTTCGCTACCTTATTTGTAGCTGATGTAACAGAACTAATAGCTGCTTCCATACCAACGGCTATTCCTTTAGTGATCCAAACACCCACCTCATCACGCATAACACGTGACGGAGAATGAATACTTAACGCACCCTTAATCCCATTTGTAATTGTGCTTGCAATAGATTTAATTTTACTTTGAACTGCTCCCATCATAGAGCCTATTCCGTTTATTAATCCTTGGATAATATTTCTCCCAATGCTTACTAGATTAATAGATGATAAAAATGATTTAGCTGCATTCCATCCATTGACAATAGCTGTTTTTACACCATTCATAGCATTGGTAACAGCTGACTTCAATGAATTAAACACATTCACAACAACAGATTTAATGCTATTAACAGCACTCGTTACTGCAGATTTTATAGAATTCCAAGCAGAAGTAATCCCTGATCTTATTCCATTCATCACATTGGAAATGGTTGACTTAATACTATTCCAGACACTCGTAATAGTAGATTTCACGCTATTCATCGCACTTGTGATAGCTGATTTAATGACATTCCATATACTTGTCACATTAGACTTAATAGCGTTTAGCACACCTGATATAGCAGATTTAATCGAATTCCAAATACTTGTACTAGTGGACTTGATACTGTTCAGCGTATTAGAGATAGTCGATTTAATTGTGTTCCATACAGAAGTAACTGTAGACCTAATTCCATTAAGAACACTAGTGATGAAAGATTTAATACTGTTCCAAATCGTTGTGATAGTGGATTTAATTCCGTTAGTGATCGTTGAAATTGTATTTTTCACTGCATCAAATGCTGTTTTCACTGCATTTTTAATAGTGTTCAATGTATTGTTAAATATAGTCTGAACAACATTCCAGGCTGATTGCATAGTAGACTTAGCTTTCCCGCCGAAATCTTTCATCGGTCCGATAAAAGTACCGAACTGCAGTTTTACTACGCCTAAAATCCCTTGCAGTAAACCACTCGCAATCTGCTTAACACCTTCCCAAACACCCTTCCAATCCCCTTGTATTAATGCTGAGAAAGTTTTCACAAGACCCAGAATAACGTCAATGGCTCCACCAATTGTTGTTGTAATAGCATTCCATGCATTAGAAATAACCGACTGGATAGCCGGCCAGACAAAACTAATAATCGCCATGACAGTGTTCATCGTTGTAGTAATTTTAGAGACAATAGCATCCCAAACAATCTGTGTTGCTGCTTTTATACTCTCTTGGTTTTCATTCCAAAATTGAGTTATTTTCGACCATGTGCTCATTAAAAATTCCCCTATTGCACTTACAGCAGTCGAAATAGCAGTTTTTACAGCATTCCACACTTCATCTACTTTTTGACGAAATGCTTCATTATTGTTATATAAACTGATAAAAACAGAAGCTAGTACACTAATAATAGTAATAATCCATCCAACCGGACCGCCCAAGAGACCAAATGCTCTTGCCAATAAAGGTAATGCCCGTGAAGCAAGGTTTGTTATAAACGGGAAGATCCGACCGATCGTAGCACCTAAGTTAGCAAATAATGGTCTAATAAAACCTAACGCTCTACCTAGTCCTCCCATAATCGCCGTCCCTAATCCACTGAATAAAGTAGAAAAGGCAATAATATTTGGAACAATTGCAATAAAAGCACCTACTAATGCAATAAGTACTGCAATAATTTGCCCAATAATCGGATGTGCTCTCATCATGCTGTTAGTCCATGATAAAAATCCATTGACCATATCCAGTAATTTTGAGCCTAGAGGAGCCATACCGATTCCTAAGTTCACAAGGAAATTAGTTAGATTCCCTATTAAACTGATTACTTTCGGTGCATTATCTCTAACATAACTAATAAAGTTCTGGAATCCTTGATTTTGCCCTAGAGAGGCACTCCACTCTTTGAATCTTGCCATCATATTTTGTAATGAAGTCATCATATCCGAACTCAATGGACCAAATGCAGCAAAGAAATAAGTCACACCTGCTAATGCATCTCGAAAGATCGCCCGTATTTTCGGCATATTCTCGTTGATGTAATTGACGAATGACTCAAACTTTTTACTTTTGGATAATCCATCTGCCCACTTAGCAAAATTTTGGCTCATCTGTAAAAATCCATTAGCTGTATTCATTGCCAATGGACCAAATGCTACCATCATGCTCATAAGACCTTGGAACAGATTCCCGATTGCTTTCCCGGTGATCTCTAGCAAAGGACCAGTATCTTTATTTAAATAATCAAAAAATGCTTTAATTGGTGGAGATTCTAACGACTTATTTAATGCTGTCATCAGATTGTTTACAGCTTGAGTTGCTGAAGCAAACAACGGCTTTGCCATCTGCAACATTTTATTGGCTGCCTGCATACCTTTTGTAAAGACTTCAAGCACTGGTTTTTCGAGTTCTTTTGCAATCCCCTGATATGTCTTTTTGAAACCGTCAAATGATTTTTTCGCTTCTTTTTGAGCTTTATTTAATTTCGCTTTTTCATCAAAAATTTTAACAATGGCTGGTACTGCTACTGCCGCAAAAGCAACCGCTGCTGCCCCAGCTGCTAAGAATGCAGTAACAAGAGCAAATGTTGATCCTGCTACCGTTCCGATCATAGGACCAAGTGCACCAATCAATCCACCAATACTTGCTAAAATAGGAGAAGCAGTAGAACTAAGGGCAATAAAAGCACCTCTTAGTGTATTACTCATAAGTTCACTAAACGCTCGAATATTACTCGCGATACGTCCAATCGTCTGCTGAAATCGTTCAATACGTGCCTCAATTTCAATAATAATATTTCGACCATCAATTGCACTCATTGCTGCACGTACTGCAGCAAGTGCTCCAAAGAAACGGCTAGTGCTTGCATTGACAACAGCTGTGATCCTATCCCGAACAAATGCGACCGCAGCTGTTCTAGCAGCTGCTAGTCGGGACATAAACTGGCTAGTGTTTGCTCTAATATTGGCAATAATGCGATCACGGATAAAAGTAGACGCTTGTGCTCTTGCATTCGCCAATCCTGCTGTGAATCGAGCAATATTTGCATTAACCGGCACGATAATCCGGTTATATATAAAAGCATTAGCTGCTGCCTTAGCTGTTGCCAAGCGAGACATAAACTGACTTGTATTCGCTCGAATACTAGCAATAATTCGATCCTGAATGAAGGCTGAAGCCTGTGCTCTTGCGTTTGCTAATCCCGCAGTAAATCGTCCGATATTAGCATTGATTGGCACAATGATGCGATTATATATAAATGCGTTCACTGCTGCTTGAGCTGTAGCTAATCGGGCCATAAAATCTGTAGTATTCGCTCTGATTCTTACTACAATACGATCTCTAACGAAAGCAGATACTGCTATCCTTGCCGCAGTTAACCTTGCCATGAACTCACCAGTATTTACATTAATAATCGCTGTGATTCTATCACGAATAAAAGCACTTGCTGTTGCACGTGCAGCTGATAAACGAGACATAAATTGACTTATATCTATGCTAAGTAATGCAGTAATTCGATCACTTATAAATCCTAGAGCTGCTGTTTTTGCTGCAGCTAACCCTCTTAAAAACCCTCTGGTATTAGCAGTGATACGAGCAATAATTCGTTCACTGACAAACTCCTGTGCTAAAGCTTTAGCTCTTAAAATACTGGATGTAAAGTCATTGATTCGCGCCCTGATTTCCGCAACTGTTTCACTCCGACTAAAACGTCTCAATTGTTCACGAGCCTGCGCCATACGAACCCGGAACTCATTGATTTTAGCTGTAATTCGTGCGGTAATATCAGTTAATTGAAAACGTTCTGCCTGTCGCTGCGCTTCTCTGATACGACGTTGAAATTCTCTAATATTAGCACCTATAATAGCTGTGAAATTAGCTAGCATCCGTCATCCCCCTTTACTGTGGTCTATAATTTTTCATGGCTTCCTGAGCTTTGCGATAACGCTCCAAATCAATACGTGGCTCTCTACTTTCCTTCCAATCAGCTGAATCATTCAAAATACGTTTTCTGGCTGTTTCTGCATCGAACATTTTCTTTTCCGTCGCCTTTTTAGCATTTTGAGCATAACGGTTAAACATAGCTTGCTTCGCCATTTGCTCATAAATATCGACTGTTCGTAGCTGTGCACCTTTTATAAAATTTTTAAACTCCCGTGGTGTCCACGAGAGTATTAAGTCAACATCATATATTTGTAGATAATGAGCAGAGTCTACAAACAATTGATCATAATCTATGCCTTCAGCTCGTCTCGGGCCGCGATCATCATGTTGTATGCCTTGAAATTCGTTGCTTTTTCTTCCTCGTCTACTCCCGTTTCTTTCAGTAACTCTAAGTCGCGCCAGAAGTTCCGAGCTTGTTTCCCGAAAAAAGCAGATTCATCAATTGCTTTGAAAGCTTCCTTAAATGCTTCCTCTGTTCCACCGTCTTCTTCAAAACGATCTTCAATCGCTTCCTCAATTTCTTCAAGAGAAGGTTTATCCTTCTTCAAGTAATCAAGTGCACAATCCCAGAACGCTAATAAATGCTTATTTGAATATTGCAGCAGATTCATATAGATATTATGAAAACCTCCCGTTTCGTTACCGTCTTTATCTACTCCTGCGTATTTTTTATCTGCTAATTTATCAAATTTAAAAGTACATTTCCCTTCAAGTTCTCTACCTTTAACTGTTAATACTGCCATCTTTACATTCCTCCTAAAATAGTAATTTATGAAAAGAAAAAAGAGCCAAGAAATGGCCCTTTTACGCTGTCGTGACTGTAATTTTATTGCTACGTAATGATTCAACCTCGTTTATCACTGCGGTAACTTCAAAATTATATGCTGTTGCTGTAGTTAAACCAGTTACTTTATATGTGTTGGTATCTGAAGTTCCAACTTGTACGTTATCTTTATAAATTCGGTACGAAGCCCCGCCAACAGCATCCCACGTCAACGTTACCGTCGTTGCTGTAGGTATACTAGCTGTTACATTCGCGGGCGCATCAGGGAGTAGACTTTTGGTTAGGAAATTCCCCTGTTGCTGCACCCGGTTTCTCAAATCCATAACGAGCAAATTCAATCATTTCTGGTGGTAGTGGATCAAGCTCCCCTTCTTGTGTAGAACCGATAACTTGCACAGTTGCAGAAACTTCTGTGAATCCATCTTGCGGATTAGACTTCTCTACACTTTCTACAATGCAATAAGCGAATACAGCGTCATGTTTACCACTAGCATTTTTATTAATATCTACTTCCCATACTTTCAGTTGTTTTTTCTTTTTGATTGCATCAAGAACTGCTTTTTGTCCCGGATCACCAGTTTCGCCATATGCGAAGAACTCAAATGACTCACTATTTTGGCCATATCCTACGATACGACCAAACTTCGTCTGTTCATCAACAATTTCGTTTTCAATTGAATAACTATTTTCTGTTAAGTTACCAATTAACATACCTTGTGCTGCTAGAGCTGCATCTGTTGATTGAACAAGTAAAATAGTATCTTTACCTTGTTGCATCTATACATCACTCCTTAAATATTTTGTATTGTATACCGCATTCGTAAAACCCCGTGTTTTATTTTCGGATCAATATCATCAAATACGGTCATTCCTCGCCTTTCTACTTTCAATAATTTGAAACCCTCTATGTCTAGTTTGTAAGAAAGAGATTTTAAGCAGGCATTTAAAATGTTATATGTCTCTTTCTTTCCTGCATAATCAGACCACACGTGAATAACGATACTAATTTCCTCGCCAAATGTGCTTTTTGTATCAAAAGGCAACTCACTTGGTTCGCCAATAACAACATAGGGATATGCTTGATTTTCTGGAACAGCATCAAAAACGCCTGTAACCATTCCCGAGATTACCGGATCTGATGACAGACGTTGATAAATAGCTTTTTGTAATTCCCATAAGGCTGTTTCATAACTCATTTAATCACCCCAAACCACCTACAGCTTGTCGAAAATGACGTTCGCCTATATCTACTGCAGGTCCCCAAAACTCTTGTGGACGCTGACCTCTTGTAGTTACATATCTTCCTAATTTAGTAGAATAGTATGTCCAAGGTGTTGTGCGACCATCACCGTTTTTAGCATAAATACCGGTACCGTACTCAACGTAAATCGCATAATGAGCACTCACTGTCACCCTTGCTGTTAATCCCCCTTCTAAAAGTTGTACCTCAATGCTACTCCTTAAATTCCCATCATCTACTGGAGCTAGTGATCGGGCATTAGATTGAATAATATAAGCCGTTTCTGCAACAATTCGTTTCACTTCACTCTCAATTTGATCACCGTATTCCTCTAATGCATGAGCAAGATCAGCACCGCCAAATCTTCTTCTGATTCTAGCCATTCTGCACCAATTTTAATGGCAGCCGTATAATTTCATGCTGTCCTCCCTGATCTTCAGGACGGCCGACTATTTCGTATGTTTCCTCTTCAAATACAGCACGCATATCCGTTTTTATATCAGTCCTATATGGATAATACAAATAACGGTCAAGTGGATTGTTCAATTGCATTGCTTCATAGCGTTCTTTACTAGTTGGTGTATCCATGAAACCTTCCATTGTTAAGAAAGTTGTCCATGCTTTTTTATGACCGCCTCCACCATCGGAAACTGAGGCTAACTCCTGAATTGTGACTTCATGTGGAAATTCATCGTGAAGCATGGAATTTCACCTTCTTATAGGGACGTAAATACTTGTAAAGAGTCTCTGGAAACTCTAAATCGTATGAATATGAAACAGATCCCATCGACCGGCTTTTCAGTCCTGTTTTTAGCTGATTATGTTCAATAGCTTTAGCGAGAAAAATTTTCACACCACCTGGAATATCTGGAGGACGGAACGAATTATTACAGTAAGCCTCTACATGCTCCAATAAAATAGGGAGCATAGCACCGTAATAATCATCGTTCACTGTGCTTCGCTCCCTATTTATACCTTTAATTTCTTTAATTTCTTCTGGTGTGGGTTTCCACATATTACTCACCTACTTCAATAACACCGGCTTCTTCTAATTCTTCTTGTGCTTTTTTTGTAACTGATAAAGAGTCACCTTTTTTATAACGATCCTTCCCGTACTTTACATTACGATTAAAAACCACTTCGACTTTAGTAGTCTTTGAAGATTGTATTTCTGTTGTTTCAGTCACTAGATTTCACTCCTTAGCTCACTTTTGCGATAAAGATTTTATCAAGGTTCTCGAATGATGGAAGAACAATTTCAGACACAATAGTTTGTACGTTAACCGGATGTGCTTCTTTAATTGTTGTAATTGCTACACCTGTATTAACAATTCTTACATCAGCATTTGTAGAGCCTGTCATTAAATCAGATTCCTCTGGTGTTGTACCATAGTATGTGTTGCCTAATGTACCACTTCCAGGAATTAAAGTGATATGATCGTCTGGATAGAAATTCTTCGTTGTGCCATCTTCTGCGATATATTTTTTGTTGTACACAGCAAATGTAACTCCCGTTTTGGCTTCTAAATACTGACGTAACATGCTATCTGTCAAAATAACATTTTGTCCACCAATTGGATTCATATCCAATTTAATAGATTTATTCTCCATCAGATAGTTCCACGTTTTGCGTGTTAATATAGCACGTGTTGGACGCTCACCAGTATCATCCTCGACTGTATCCTGCCATTTAGTAATGTCTTGGATCGGTGTTGAGTTTGCTGTATCTGACCATTTTGCAGTCATAAGCAGCTCCTCTTTATGATCTTCACTCATTTTGTAATCGTATGTGTAATCCTGACGGTTCGCTACAATAGCAATAGTACCGGTAGATAATAGCTGCATGCGCATACGCTCTGGTTGTACCGTTGCACCGTCTACAAGAGTGGTTACATCATCAAAAATCTTATTAACTACGGTTTTGACCATTGCATCTGCATTGGAAGCAGCCAATGTATTTAGTTGTTGACGGTCTTTTTCACCGATCTGCATTGCTTCACGGAAAAATGGCATTTCCGTTTGTACTTCCTTAAATCCGATACGGTCACGCAATGTTGCTTTTGTATCAAAAGCAGATGGCATCAACGCAACCGGCAGCCCATTTGCACCTTTGATCCAACTTAAATCTAGTCCCAATTGTTTCTTCGCAGGAAAAAGTGTTTCACCAAGGTATGGAATACGATTAGAAACTCTCTCACTGTAGTAAGCAGCAATATTTTTCGCACTTACATTATCAAAAATAGTTGGCATACTCATTCATCCTCTCTTATTTCAAAAATGTAATCTGTTTTAATGCAGTCATTTCTTCTGCAGTTGGAGTGGCCGGTAGTTTGTTTAAATCAACGAAACCATGGATTAATAAAGCTCCTGAAGCAGGCCCGTAAGTAACATCCACATCCTCAAACAACACACCTTCCGCATTTGATACACCTGTAGTAGTTGTTGCTTTTACTGCTTTTTTAGTTTGATCTGCTAATACACCACCACCAAGAATTGTGCCAGCAGCAACAATCTTCTTACCTTCTGTATTTGTTGCAACACCTGCATCATTCACTGTGATCGCCAGGTTTACATAATGATCAGGGAATTTTAAGATCGTTTTTTTATTTGTATAAGTCGTTTCTACATATTTCATTGATTATCACTCCTATCCAAAATAGTTTTCTTGTGCTTTAACTGCACCTTCAACATTTCCATTGAATTCTTTGGCAATCTCTTTGCCGTAATCTCCATCATTGCTACTTCCACTAAACCCCTTATTTACATCACGGCCATTTTCTTTAAATTTGTTTTCTACTGCTGCCTGTACTGCTTTTGTGTATACTTCTTCAAATCTGCCAAGGTTTGCTGTTGTAGACTCTTCATCTTCTGCTAAAAAGAAATTAACAATATCAGTTGGCAATCCTTTATCAGTCGCTTGCTTCATCGCAATATTCATGAGTTTCTCTTTTTGAGCTGCTTTCTTCTGACTCTCTAACTCTTTCTCAAGTGCAGCAATACGCTTCTGTTCCTCTGTTTCCTGTGGATTACGTTTCGTAAGTTCTGCCTCCACCATAGCTTCAAGATTATTAGACTTCCATGTTTCCAAAGCTGTATGATGATGCTTATCCTTTTCTGAATCCAAATCACTTTTTACTGCTGCATTTGTTGTCACTGCCGTTAATATGTCACCTTTCTCCAACGACTTAAAAATATGTTGAATGAAAGCCGACTTGTCCCCAGCTTCAATAAGCGCTTTTAATTCTTCAAAATTTACTTGCATATTAGTTTCCTCCTTGTCCTTCGTACGTCTCCACCCACGAAACACATAATAAATAGCCCTGTTTTATGTCTGTTGGCTAAAGACAATTTTATGAAGCTAACTTCTTTTTCCACTCTTCAAATGTTACATAAGGAATAGTAACCGAAGGCGGCTGTACTTCCTTTTGAGCCTTTTTAAGTGATTGTAAATATGTTAATCCTTCATCAGCCATTAACGAGTCTATACGATCTGCTAACTTCTGTTGATAATCAATATCCATATAATCTCGACCACGGCGATATTCTGGAATCATGTCATTAACAGTATGCATTACTACACAACGACAATTAATATCCATGTCTGCTTTCCCCCACAAATGCGGTCCCTTTGCTTTCATACCTTTATAATGGAAATAACCATCTTTATCAGCTTTCTGACCATCTAGCTTTCTATGAGAAGCCCGGACACGTAAATCTAATGAACTCATCCAAACCTTTCCCATCTTCACATACTGAGAGGCTTGATCTGCTACCTTTCCGTCAGCAATACTTCTAACTCTTCCTGCCTCTGTTCTCGCAACCAGTCTAGCTTTCTTTTGCGAAAAACCAACAGCTTTTCGAATCCTCTCAGCCATATCTGCATAGCTCTCGCCAGCAATAAGTCCTTGTGAAATTTCAATATTAATCTTTCTTACTATTTCATCTCGATGCTGCTTAAAAATCTTAGGCAATGTTAAAAATTCAACCGGATTAGCGATAGCTTCACGGACAATAGCTGTTGATGGAATAGTAAAGCCCATTTCCTCACCTGATGCCATCTGAAACAGAAAGGCAGCCATTAAGAAATTCTCCACATATTGCGTCTCCATGCTTTTATTTACTTCCTTAATAAGCTGCCGGTAATCATCAGAGAACATTTTTGAGATAACTTCCATTTCCTTCTGAAACCGATTGTACTTATTTAAATCAGTCCAAGACGGCTCCCCACCTTTGCCATACTTGCGATATATTTCAGAAATGCGAAACAAAATTTCTTTTAATCGCTTAGCAAAAATAATCTCAATGTCAGATTCAGCTTTTGCCAACAGTTTATCTAATCGGTTATGAATCTCCTGTTGGTTCATCCTCTTCACCGCCTAACGGTTCAAGCTGATCACCGTACAGCAAAGCATCTTGTTGCATTTCATCTAATTCATAATCGACATTATCAACAAATGAAAGAAGGGAAAGACGTGTACGTTCACTTACATGTCCTTTTAGTTCTTTTGTTGACCGTGCTTCATCTAAAATATTAGCTGGAAGATTACGTTTAAAGCCAAAGAACACTTTCAAGTAATCCTCTCTATTAACTCCTTTCCTTTTTGCCCAAGCGCTGAATAATACTTTAAATTGATAACGCAGTGATGAAGTGAATTTTCTTTCCATCGTGATACATTTATTTTCAAGTGCCATCATTTTCAACTTCATAGCAATACCACTCGCATTTCCGGCAAACTTTTCATCAGCGAAATTCACCGATTTAGCAAAGCGCATTATGTTATCTTCTAATCTATTTAAATGATTCTCGATCATCGTGTCGTTAATATCTTTAGTAAGATAACGCACATCATCATTTTCACCAAACAACTCAAATATCCCCGATTTTTTCAGCTCTTTTAATGTATCTTCATCCGCACCCATCCCTTTCAAAATAAGATAAGCCAAGCGATACTGTTCAATTTCATTCGAGGCATCAGATAATGTTCGGTCGTATGCATCGATGAGAGCTAGTACTTTCTCTGCATCAGCTTTTAATTCTTTATTGTTAGCAATCCCAAAAAGAGGATTATATTCAAACATGTGTGGCTGAATATCAACCAATTCAAAATCATTTCCTTTAGCTTGTGAAAAATAATAAATATATACGTAATCATAAAACTCTGCAAAGATAGTATTATCAGATGAATAGTATCGTAAGGAATAAATCGGTTCATGAATATCCTCTCCGATAAACACTGCTTCCCAGGGATCAATATTTTTAATACGTTCCTTTCCTTCTTTATCAATGTAGGCTAAACGCGCTGAATATCCGCAAATAGCTGCCATTTTCCCACACTCTGCATCGTCATCTTCCGCATTGTTGCGTAACAGGAATTCCGAAAGCTGCTCTTTTATTGCTTTGTCTTTGTTGTCGACATCATAAGCAATTGGATGTCCAAACATATAACCAATCTTTGTATCTACTATATCTACATCAAATGCATTGTTTAAGAGATTATTAACTTTATCATCTAATCTCCGGATAGCTGAATTGGTACCAAATCCATCAAACCGTGCTGGCCCGCGTTTGAATATTTTGGGCCCATCTACATCAGCCTTATACCTCTCATATAATTGTTTCGTTCGGTCATGATCTTCTTTATGAGATTGAATAAGAGCCTGTACAATTTCCTCGTTAATTCCATTTGCATCGATTTGTTTTTTGAACTGAAGCACTTCTTTCACCTACTTCCTGTCCTTCTTCTCTGTGGTTTTAATTGTGTATAGATCGCATAGCGTAAGGAATCTAACACATCATCCCATTGCTTCACTGGCTCTCCGGTTACTTCATTCCATACATAAAGAAAAATTTCTTTATCAAATCGTTTAACATTATTCTTAACGACTTTTAACTTATCAGTTTTGAATAACCTCGCTACTTCTTCAATACCAGCAATTACTGCTTTATCAGCATTTACAGCTCGTATTCTCTCACGTCTGAATCGTTGAATATGTTCTGGTCTTGCCGAATCGCAATAAAAAAAGATGTTACCATAACGAGATTGAATCTCTTTGACGACATCTACCCAAAAATCTATTTCTTGATGTTGGTGTGCATGTTCTTCTAGTAAGTAATAGCATCCTTTGTCATCTTCTCCAATGACTACGATTGAGCCATGATGCTCATATCCCCAGTCCACCCCTGCAAAATAACGTATAAAGTTAATTCCTTCCATACTAGCAATATAATGTTTATTTTTATCAAAGTCTTTATAAATAACACCTTCGGCTGCAACCCATTGACCTTTAATATCGCGGTCTGTAAACATTCCACTCGGAGTAGAAGCAACAATACTCTCTACATATTCCGGATCCAAAAAAACATTATCATACAGTGTAAAATGAAAGGCTCTAATGTTTAAACGACCACTTTCAAGCCTTTGGCCATCTTTATCAATATAGTCCTCTTTCACTGGATGAGCAGGATTTTCTGGGTTTGTATCAATGATGATTTTTGCTCCTTTATAAGAACAACGGGAAATAACTTCTTTCACAAAATTATCATGAAGAGCTGTTCCTTCATTTAATAAGGCTCCAGCTGCAGTAAATCCCCTTGCTTTCTTCCAACTATCTGACTTAGAGCCATCAAATACATAGATTTTATTCCCGAAAATTTCGAAAGCGTTGGTCTTATCTAATTTAATCTCTCGTCCGATAATATTTTCAATATCATTAAGGATATTCCGCCAGATAGAAGAATAAGTCGCACCGCCAATGACGAAGGATAATCCTTGACCTTCATAAGTTGCAATATGCCCTAAATAAAGCAGGATAGCCACGTATGTTTTACCAGCACGTTTTGCGCCACTCAAGATTAGTATTTTAGGATTTTCAGTCCGGACACTCTCAACTACTTCAATCTGTTTTGGAGTTAATTCCATCGACTAACCCCCTTAGTGCTGCGGCAACATCTTTTTCAGAGCTAGAGTTATTTTCAAGCTTACTCACTTCTGCTTTCGTTTTATCAATATTCAAGCGCATCTGTTCAAGTTTGAGTCTGCGTTCATCCTCATCATGGGCCAACTCATTGAACTGTTTGATTAATCCTCTCAGTTCACTCATAGCTCTTGATTGAGCATTTAAGAAAGTGGCATGACGATCCCAAGCGAATTGAAACTCCCACTCCTCTTCCAAAGTTTCATAGTTTTCACCTGAATCTGCTTTCCTGTTTTTGAGTTCTTTGATCATTTCATCCTTATCAGTAACAAACATAATTTGCTGAGCTCGAATGATTGCTGCATACTGAATCTGTATGTGATCGAATATTAAATCAGCTGGTGATCGTTCTTGCATTCCTTCCATGATCTCTAAAGTTTCAGCAGGAAGGTATTTTGCAAAGAAACCATGCTTCACAGCAGCTGTGTTCCGTTTTGTAAATTGATTTTTAGGATTAGGGTTTCCACTCCTTTTCCTCGATTCACCAGTAGTTGCATCTTTTTTAATAGTTGCAACCTTTTCATTTTTGGTTGCATCCTTTTTAGTTGGATCCCTAAACCATCCTTCACGGCTTTTCCTACTCTTTAATGTACCTAGCTTTATATCATGCTTCTCAGCTAATGCCTTTAATATAATATCAGATGTTTCCCATTCTCTTCTGATTTCCTCCCAATTCATTTCACATCACCGCCACCTCCATATTGTTTTTGGACAAAAGAAAAAGCACTCAACTGAGTGCTAGATTATTTTAGATTCATATAATGTTTGTATCCATTCTTCAAATTCCTGTTCACTATCAAAACATAGTACATCCTCTTTCGTTAGATTTTTATTTTCAATCGAAATTTTTTCTAAAAATACTTTTCTTCCCTCTTTAAAAGCAATTTTAGCCTCTTTAATAGCAAAATCAACAAAACCTTGATCCCCAGGAATAATAGTCGAATCAAAAAAAAGAGTCTTGTCAATTACAAATCGGTCCGTACCTTCTCTTTTACAAATTGTCCGATTATCTATATGATCAATTTTATCCATAAATCCATCTCTCCCTTCCCTTATAATTTTTCGACATCAAGAAGGTATCCCCTTCTATTTGTCTAATATTGTAGAAAAGGAGGTGAAATTCAAAAATGGATTTTGCAATTAAAGTAAATTCAGAATCAGAAACTAACATTGTTATTGAGTCTCCTTCTGAACTCGGAGATCAAATTTTAAGTTTGCTATTAAAAGAAGGATATACGCTAATTGAATTTTTACCAAAAGCTATAGGACGATCTAATAATAATGGATTTATATTGGAAAATCCTGATATAAAATACTATAGCCTTATGATTTTAGCTCAGAAAGAAAAAACCACTGTTTCAGATATCGCTAATTGTATTCATGCTCATTTTGAAGGTTGCTACTTAAGCCGCTCTGGTGACAATTATCTTATCTCATCAGATGAGAATGATTTTGCTTCAATTTAGTACTTTGAAGAGTTCCATTGTGGAGCTCTTTATTTTATACTAATTTATGAAATCCTATTTATCACCTCATTACGCTAATCGTTTAATAAAAAACATCTCATCAAATTAGATGGGTGCTCTCTTAGTATATTTCGTTAATACCATATTAACATGGTTAAACAAAAATGATCTGTCGTTATCCTGCCAAAAATCTGCTGTTTGTCTGACAATTATTTAAACAATCCTTTGAATATATTTGTATAAATATTGTCCAGCTTTATTTATTTGAAAGTGATGGTTAACCTCTCCCATACTAAAAGATGGTGTTTTCTCATCAATATTTAAATCTAATAGATCATATCTACTTATAATTTGTAATGAAACACATTTTTCAATTGTTAACCACACATCTGTATCGTCTAGGTGATTTTGAATTGCCTTTTCCTTAAATTCTTTAGTTAATAGATACTTTGGTATTTCTGTACCTAAATATCCACATATAAATATATAGTTAATAAGATCAATATCAAAAAAATTTATTAAAGCGTTAATTGCAATTAAGTGTTCTTGTTTTATTTCTTCATTATTTTCTACTAAAGAATTTAAAATTGTACCCATGACTAAACATGTCTTACTTGATTTCGATAGTAATATTTTCGAAAAAGTATCTGCAATAAATTCGGCTTTTGTTTCATTATCAATATATCGTTCTAATTTTAACAATTGTTGTTCAGTTGGTTTATTTTCAAAATTAAAGCCAGCTAAGAAGGATTCAAACTTTTTTTGCATTATCAAACTACTAGACTTGGTAAGTAAAGAAACAACTTTTGATCCTTCTCCAAAAAGCTTTACATAATCATTCTCTAACACAGATTCTTTTAGTTCTAAAAACTTTTCTATCTTATCGACTGTATTTTCAAGAACATTTAATGCACTAAGTTTATTCATAAAAAATCTTCTCCTTTTCATATTAAAAGAGCACTCTTACGAATGCTCCTCATCTTTATAAACTTCAATTCTAAGAACAAAAGCAAGCTTGTAAAATATTCTCGCTTTTAGTCGATAATACCTTCTTTCACTTAGGATTAATTCACTATAAATTTCATAATCGAATGTTTCTTCATCTTCTAAATATCTTTTATATATAATCTCACGTTCCATTTTAGATAATCGATTCACACCATGGATAATCCAATCTAAATATTTATCACGCTCACGTTCAAAATCTACCTTACCAATCACAGCATCTTCTGTTGATGAATGGAAAGCATTCGTATTTGTAGGAGGAACAAGTGAATATGATGCCGTTACTTTAGGAAGTCTTTCTTCTGGAACTGTGAGTAAATAAAAACGATACTTTTCAAATGCTGCTTCCACAGCTGCTTTTGTTTGATCTCTATCGATTTCCGGAAGTTTAAATGAAAGTTGTTTTTCCATATTAAATTCCTCCTTAAATGTAAAAAAGACACCAAACAACGCTTAATGCGTCATTCGGTGTCCTCCAGCGAGCTGGTAGAACCATATATTTGATTATATTTTTGTCAGTAATTGAATTACTAACTCATTTATTCTATCAGTACCCACATCTGGAGTTCTATTTGTCTCTAACAATTCCTGTCTATCCAAATCAGTAGATGGAATTGTTACGCTATGATGTTGTACCAACCATTGAGCATAAGGATGAACAGGATGAATTGAACTATTAATGTAATTATAGTATATGCCCTGAGGTGCAAGTTTTGCTGAACAAGAAGTTGCTTTCGCTACTGTGTTTAAATTTGCTGGTAAAGGTGCAAAATTTCTAATTGTCTGTCCTTCACTAGCCCCTGGCGTATTTCTTACTAATAAGCGATCTGGTATTAAGTGATCTACATGAAAATCTCTTGCAGATCTACCATATTTAAAAGGAACAAAAGGAGGTACTCCATAGCCAGCTGCTTTTGGAGGTAATAACAATGCATTAAATACTCTCTTTGCCTTCTTTATATCTACTTTATTCAGAACAGTTCGTAGCCATTGATCATCTAACTGCTGATCGATTGACAGTGACACAAAGTAATGAGATAGACTGTTCGCAATATCAGATAGTGAAGCTGTCTGAGTGCCATTTATTATATTTTCTGCATACACTCTTGTACGAGTAATTCTACCATCAAGAATACCTCTATAACATGCTATAAGAAATCTTTGAAGCTCAGCATTTTCTTGTGATCCTCCATTTAAAAAAGAAGGGTTACTTTGACCATGATGAATAATTCTTATATAATAGTAGCTCATCAAAATAGCTAGAGGAATACTCCCACATTCTTTTATTTCTCGTAAGTAACTGTTACTATTTCCATTATTAGCATCTATCTGATTTTTAAATCCCAACACAAATTGTAGAAAATTATCTACCTCATCTTTAGAAAGGTTAGTACCCCATGATGGGAAAACTCTTGAACCGTTTCCCTCACCTAAGGCCTTTAAAACTGTACTTACAAAAGGTAGCAAATTTCGATCTGGTTTTTCATTTGTAGTAAATATTTCAGTAAATTCATTTTCTACATCATCAATATCTAATGCTGACCAACCAGCTGAAGTTCCTTGTTCAATAATAAAAGCCCTAAGCAAATCTACAGGACCTAAATCTACCCTGACAGTATTAATTCCTAAGAATGTACTCATTATCTCTAAAGAATTTCTGAAGTTAAAATAGATATCAACTGCAATTTGTCTACTTAAAAATGTATTTACCAAATTGCCAGCAAAGGTAGTCACATTTGATGACTGAATTTGTCCTAATACATATGTTTCAATATCCTCTCGCAACCTTATATACTGGCTCGAAATAGCTGTTCTAGGATGATTTCGAAATTCATAATCATTATGTAAATATATAGGTGCTAAAGGTGCCACTCTAGCTGAAAGACTGTTAAAATAGACAGCCTCAGTGGGAAATCTAGGATTTGTTGGTGTAAGGACTAAATCATGCAAAACTGATAAAAGAATTGTACCAACAGTAAATCTTTGTAAGCCGTCTACTAAAATACAATAAGTATTAAAACTTTGAGGTAGTAACTGAAACTGATTTGTATTTCTAGAGAATGAAGCTAATATTACATTTCCAAGCAAAACAGAAGAGGAGTTAAGAAATTCTTCTACTTCTTCTACTTCCCATGAAATCCCCCTTTGATATCTAGGAATTTCTACCCATTGAAATTGACCTGTTAAAAGTCCAGTTATTGCTTGATTTGGTGCCACTGTGGTTGGTAGTAACGCATAACCAGTAATATATTCAAAGAATGGTGGAACCGGGCCACTACGGTGTACAGGCATAAACTTTCTTCCTTTCTAAATTGATTCTTTATCATTATAAGCTATAAAAACACCTAAAGGTAATTTATTTCATAAAAATAAAATAAAACCTTATATTACTCTTTTTAACAAAAATATAATCAATACTACCTATTTTTTATTATAAAAATGCCAATCAAAATATTTAACTGTTTTATCATGCCAATAGTTACACTCATTGCCTTCAACTTGCCCTATATAATCTAAGATATGCTGTGTTAAGGAATTCTTACGTAAACGAACTACCTTCCCATTTTTAACTCCTATATATCCTTTTTCATACAATTCATCGCATCCAAATTTACACATGGGCATCACGATATTTTTGTAATCCAATTTCTCTTCATCAGTACATTTAGCACGTTTTTTAATGTGAGCTGCTACAAGAAACTCTACAGGCATTTCTTTATGACAGATGCCGCAACAGCTAGTTTTCTTATTCTTAAATAAATATTTACGTAAAAAAGACTGTTCCGTTCTTCTCAAACTCATACTTTTACTATCTAATGGTTTAGTCGGATCAATGTTGATAACCACTTCTTTATACTCTTCTTCAGAAACATGAGGGTAATAAACTTCACTTCCGAAGTTAAACCGTTCAAAAATTCTCCCACTCTTTTCTTTATCTAATACTGTAAAACGCCGTACTGAATTTTCTCTAGAGTAACCAACAGTTTCATTTAACTGTTGAACAGGGATATCTAACTCTTGAATTTCATCTAAAAGATAAACGTACTCCCATGTTACCCCATCTTCTTTCCATCCCCAAAGTTCCAATGCAAGTTGTGGACTATAAAATTTATGAGTAACAACGCCTGAAGCGAAAATTCTCATATTAGTAGTAAATAGTGCTATATCTCCAGCTTTAATTTTTTCCCAATGTTTTTCATTACTACCATCCTTTGCAGGAGTAACCCCCCATATAGGTACTAATCTATCTTCATAACAGGAACTAATTAAATCTATATCTTTCTTATCTAAAAAAGGAATAATTCTATCTAAATTTACAGATCCTTTGATAGTATTATCAAAATTCTCTTTTCCAACTCCACCTGATGGTTGTAATATAACATGGTTCATTTTACTTTCACCTTTCTATAATTCCGTATACTTTTTCTTTGAATTATAAGCTTTTTCAATTGGATACTTTGCTTTATTTTTCTCTAACTTCTTTAAAATTGCTTCTTCTGGATTTATCCCTAATTCGTGAGCTATCAGCAAGCTGTAAATCATTACATCAGCTAGTTCATCTTTCATGTCACAATGATGTTCTTTCACAGCTTCCTCATTTGATTTCCATTGAAAATTTTCAAGTAGTTCACTTGCCTCTAGAGAAAGTGAAATGGCCAAGTCTTTTGGATTATGGAATTGTGACCAATTCCTTTCATTACGAAATTTAATAACTTTCTCTGTAAGTTCTTTCATAATCTCACCTCTCTAACATTTAATCTTTTACTCTTATCTTGAAAATGTCGGCACTCTTAGTGCTTTTTCTGCAATTAATTTTTCTCATATTCCGAGTATATTATTACGTAGTTATACAGCTAAAAGGACACCAAACAACGCCTAAAGCATTCTTCAGTGTCCTCCAGTGAGCTGGTAGAATAGATTTTGTTTAAAATATAATTATTTTATTTTTTTACCCAAAATCTGGTTAGCGATTAGTCTGAAACCAGCTTGTGAATTGTTACCACTAAAACTCCCTCCTGATTCCCAATCTCCACTGTTGACTCTACCACTACGAATTAATTCTTTAAATGAATACATTGCAGATTCAATATTTTCTTCCTCTTTAATGCAGTCTTGTAGAACTAAATGAATAGAATATAAACCTATACCTTTTTGAATATTATAATACTTATCAAAATAAGGTGGATAAGTATTAAAGCAGTCATCCCATTCAGTTCTAACTATGCTCCAAATATGATCAAGATACGATTTAATTAGCTCAACAAATGAATCTTCTTTCTCTTCTAAAATAGGTACCAGTTCATCATTTAGTTTTAACGGTTCCTGTTCTTCCCCATCAAAACCAAATAAAGAATCTTCAATATCTTTAGGCTCCCGGTAATATTGAATAAATAATTCAACAAGAGGAATTAAAGATTTATTAAATGCATTTAAGCTAACTATTTTACCTTTATCGTCAGGTGCCATAGTTATTGCCTTGTACCATACAGAATTAAGATCTTCATTTAACTTCTTGGTAACACTAATTGCAATATCATCTATTATTTCATGTAAGCTTCGCGTGTAGTTTTTTTCCTTTCTTCGTTCATGCCTTAAACGAATGGCTAAATTTGTATCAATTTTCTTTGATTTACTGTTTATATTTATGAATGTATCCATTTCTTCTACTTCATCTTCTTTTCCAATTACCATAATGGTTACCGGTATCTCAAAGCTTTGATATTCTTGAAATCGTTTAGGGTCATCGTTCGCTAAATATTTAAATCCTTCTATTCTATGTTGTCCATCAACAATTCTTAGAGGTCCCTGTAATCTTAATTCATTGATATAATTACATCCCTCTTCCTGTTTGACAATTCCCTCCTCAAGGTCATCCTCATTGATTGTAGGATCTTTTGAAAAGTAGTTAGTTAGTTCTCCTGATGTTCTGGACATCTCAATATTTTCCGGATTAATTGCCGTTAATATACCTAAAGGTAATAAGACCCCATTTTCTCTTTTAAGATACTCAGCAAATCTTTTATAATGAGAAGGAATAGGTGGTCTTTGGTATCCTTCCTCGGTTTTTGAATTAAAAACAGCTACTATTGAATTATTTATTAGTTCTTCTACTGTTAGTTTAGTTATATATAATTGAATACCCTTTTGTTTTAATGGGATAAAATCAGTTAAGATCATTTTTGTCTTCCCCATTTCTCTTTAATTTTGAGTTAAAAACTTTTACTAGTTCAATCCTATCTTTATTATTTAAATCTCCAAAGATAAGCTTTTCTATTCGAGTATAATCCAACTCAAAAACCCATTGCTGATTTATCTGTAGCTCGTTTCTTAATTCTTCTAAATCTTCTTTATCTATATCTTTTAAAATCATTAAAAGTATCTGATTCTTTAGTTTTTGAGAAAGCAAATTTAATAATTTTTGATTAGGCTCTCCAATGTCCTTTTCATTAAAATTCTCATAATGATTAATTATTGAATTAATAAATTCTTCAGTTGTTTCTAATACAACATCTAACTTTCTTTTATCAATAAAAAAGTCCATCTTTAAATATTCATTGAAAGATTCAACAACTCCTAAGATAGTGGCAGGAAGAACTAACTGATGAGTTATTGTCTCATCCATTGTTTCATTTGCTTCTGAAAATTTCTCGCGAATTCTAATTGAAAACGTGGTATATAAACTTTCAACAAATTCCTTAAAGGATTTCTTAACTGAATCATTTTGTTGTACCATGTGGTAAAGCCCAAATAAAACTCTCCAAACAATATCTACTGACAAAATTAACTTAGAAATTATCTGACCAAGCTCTTTAAGGTGGTCCTCTGCTTCTATTTTTAGATCAGCTGCATCAAATTCGAAGTTACTTATACTTATATTCGTTCTTGCTAAAGTCGTTATTTGATTTCCCAATAATGCAACAATAGCATTATAATTTTTACCTATTGATAATAATTGAGATAATAGTATATAAACTTCTCTGAAATCAACATCATAATCTATTAGCAGAGCATTTAATTTTTTCTGTAAGTTTATATAGAATTCAGAGGCTAGCATTTCTTGCGCTCGAAGTTTTTGTTCCTTCTTACCCTTTCCTTGTAAGTGTGTGTTTATTGTAGATAGTTGGGAATCAATATTATAAAGTAATTTGTCAATTGAATTCATCATATCTCTATAAAAGCTTTGTTGTTCGTCATATGTATAATTTTTATATATAAGCTTATGTTCAAGTTCTCCCCAAAACATATGCACTAAAGACTTAATTTGTAACTCAATAGGCGTTCTTTGCTCGTTCTTTACCCATAGGCATTCCATTTTAAAAATTTCCTTACCATTTTTCTGTTCCTCGGGTTGATTTGTGTGCTTGATTAATAAATATCCTTCGCTCTTATCTACTTCAGCCAATGTAAAGAAGCTATTATCAATTTCACTAATTTTGTTGAATTTTTCTTGTATTTGAGCATATAATTTTTCTTCATCCATATTTAATAAACATACTAAACGTATACCAATTATATCTTTAAGATTATCAATATATGATGTTGATTGAAGTGCCCCATTATATAAAAGCACCTTACTTCTAATAATTTTTTCTCCTAAGCTGTCAACACCTTTTACCCTAGAATGTAGAGATACGTTTTTTAGAGGGATATTTTTAAGAAACTCTTCATTGATATATTTTGTTACTTCTTTTTCGACATCCTGTAAGTCAGACTCTTTAGTTAGTAAATACTCTTTACTGTCAGTTATAAACTTCATTAACTGTCCATCCACATTTAACACCTCAATTTTCATCTACTATATAATTTAAGTTATTTTGTTACTATCATTTAAACAATGTCTTGAGGATAAACTTTAAAAGAATTTGGTTCTCTCTTAAGTTTACTTAAATCCATAAAAGATAATTGAAAACAATATGCAGAATTGATGCTATCTCTATAGTTATAAAGTCGATATAAGAAAAAATTTTTGTAATTTAATTTAGCAAACTCATATTCATTAGTAGAAATATAAAAAGGTGTCCCAATTCCACCTCTAGTAGTTTTCACCTCAATATATTTCTTACTCCCGTCCAGCCCAAAAGACAATATATCAAATCCTGTACCATCTCCAATTTTTTCTGAAACATGAATAACCTTTTCAGCTAGATCAGCACGGTTATGATCCTCTAACCAACGTTTCTCACTTTCTACAACTAATTTTTCACCTAATAACCCTAACTCTCTATTCTTTTCTTCATTATCAGCGAAATCTATAACTTTACCTTTAAACTCTCTTTTTAACTTACTTTTCTCAGATATGTAAACTGGCTTTTCAGTCATTGATAGATTATCTATATTTTCTATATCTAGCCCGTCACGAACTAAGATCAACTTCATTTCTTGAAGTAATTCATCATTATACTCCCAGTCTAAAACCTGCCATTTAAAATGCACTGGCTTTTCTCTAGAACGATCATGGTCTAAATAAGCTAGTTTCCCTAAATATGTATAGGATAAGTTCCTATGTGTTCTTAAAAATAAATAAATATTATTTTCAAGATGGTTATGATTTATAAAATCAATAATCCTACTTTCTGTAAGAGTCTGTGCAGGCTGTGATTGCCATGTCAAAACGCCTGACTCACTCACACTTTCTTCAAATTGATAACTTCCCTGTCTTCTCTCGAAAGTAACCAAAAAAACATAATCTTTTGATCGATTCGGAACCTTTACTATTCCATGTAATCCCCAAGTACCAGCTTGTGGAGTAAATATCGTATCTGGCGAAAAGATATCATGAATTTCTTTACGATTATATGATTGAGCTCTCTCAAGTTTAATAACCAAAATCTATTAACCTCCTTTCTCCTAAATTCTAGAGAGACGAGAGTTAAAAATCTTCCCCTTCATCAAACTTAACTCGTTTCACTTTCCCTTGATGAGTAACAATTTTAGTTTCACCGTGAGGGGGTAATACGGTGAACTTAGCTTTACCCTCACATAACACGATGGCAAAGCTTCCCTTTTTTAGGTCTATTGTATCATCTTGTAATTCTATAAATCTAGTATCTATTTTTAAATCTCTTAGTCTCACCAAAATCACTCCTATGGTATAATTAAATTAGCTGGTCAGGAGTAATCCTGGCTTTTTTCATGTGCTTTATATTTAATTCTCAATTTAACTTCATTTCTAATTGATTCAATCACTGCATAAATATCAAACGGTAATGATTTACCATTTTCCCAGTTCATAATTGTTCTGCGTTCAAAACCGATCGCTTCTCCTAATTGTCTTTGAGTCATTTGTACTGACTGCCGCATGAATCTTACGTAATCAGCAAATTCTTCTACTGTGACATCCTCCTCCACTTTAGTCAACTCCTTCTATCTTTTGTTTCCTTAAATAAAGGGTTTTTATAATAATTAAAGAATTAGTTTTTAGAACATATAAATTAATTTCTTTTGAGGAGCTGAATCCCATTGTCGTTTATCAAATTAACTGTGAAAGTTAAAAATTTTCAGGAAATTAGGGAAAAGGAAATATATAAAGCTAGTACTGATGATTTCCTTAAACTCCTAACATTAGATCAGGAAAAGCCTGATCAAGATCTTATTTTAAATCTTCTTAATAAAGCTTATGAGAACCTTGCTATTAAAACTGAAAATACAATTCCAAGATTAATAGAGATTATTGATGAGCTATTTTCCGATTTTAATGATGAACTATTCAAAAAAGCTTTATCCAGAACCGAGAATATTTTTGATGAGATAAATATCTATGATATTCCTCTTAACACTCCTATTGAATTCATAATCAATAAGGAGAAAATTTCCTTCCCACATTTGAATGATTATAATTATATAAGAAATGCACTATTAATAAATGTATCCAACAAAGTGATAGAACTTAATAATGATACAATCCATGACTCAGTTATTGTTAATTCAATTTCTCAACTTTTAAAAACCAACAACTATATTTTTAAGAATACTGAGAACGAATTAGCAGATAGTGCTGTTACAGAAGTATGGTAATGTTAGGGAGAAATATTTCTCCCTTATTTAACTCCTCCCACCTTTTGTTTCCTTAAACAACTTCTAATGCCTTTTTAGCAATATCTTTGACTAATTCAATTTCTCTTTGAGTGTTCCCATCACTTAATCCAATAATATCAGCTAAAGCTTGCTCATATTGTCTAAATAGTTATTTCTCAATCCACTGCTATCTTCTTCCTTTTACTTAATCTTCGTACTGTATAACAACCTTGCCCATTCTATAAAGACAGTTAAAATTCTTCATTTTTAGCACCTTCATTTTCTCTACGATACCAAATCCTCGAACGTAGAAAAAACTACTTTGAAAAAATCTCTTATTTACTCCGTTTTACTCTCATTTACTAATTTGATTTTATTTCCTATCTTGAATATCTTTTAGATAACTACTTTTTATGAAAGGACGTTTTTTAAATGAGTGAGAAAGTTAAATTAAAAAAGCTACCCAAGGAGTTAAAAGAAACAAATAACAAAGTAATAAGTGAATTTACATCAATTGAAAACAAACATCGCAAAGATGCAGGTAAAGGTGATTACTCAGAAACCACAAAAAGTACTGTACAAACTGGTGATGGTTATACATCATATAAAATTGCAGATATACTTGGTATAACTTATAAATCAAAGAAAAGCTTTACTCCCAACCCTCATCCTGTCGAACAAGCGATAGAAAATCTTAAAATTGAATCATCCGGGTTTAGAACAAATATACTAGATAGTTATAATAACGGGGGGCATGGTCGACAAATAATTACCACTCATCTCAGGTATCCAATTGACTCTATAAAAAAAATAAAGAATGAAATTGAAAGTAACAGTGAGAAACAGTCAAAAGGTACTTTTTTATATGATGGTGTAGAATTTAGAGTGCTTAGTTAGCACTCTTTTCCTCGTCTGTTTTTTAACTAAACTAATTAATTCTTATATTTTACTCCCCCTCTATTTATCTAACTTTATTTCAATTATGTTTTAAATTGGAATCGAATTATTAATTAAAGGAGGAGAAAACACAGTGAAAATAATCAATAAAATATGGAATTCAGACATCTCTCTTTTTATAATTGCATTAATTAATTTATTTTGTTCTTACACGTAGTCTTCTAGTTGATTCTGAAAAGTTTTCTATTCTTATCACTTTTGTAGACATAATAATGATCGCTGCCATTTTAATGACTATTGTTAATAGTTTACTAATAAAAGAAGATATTCATTAACTGGAGGGAAAACCTCCTTTTTTTATTTAATTTTTTCAGGAAACATAATACAAATTAAGTTCACCAAATCTGTGGATTCCTCAAGTTTTCATTTTCTTTTCTGAGCTTTAAAATCTCATCGACTGCTGCCTTTAAGATTCCACTTTCAGCCTTTTTCTCTCCTGATATAATCTGCTCTAAAATGAACTTTGCAAAATCATTCATCTTAACGCCCCCTCAAATAAACTTAATTGTTTAACTAGCTCACGATCTTCCATCCATCACGTAACCTGCTGTTCAAGTCATGTCTTTGTAACTGCTCGTACAAGTGAACACGATGACCATCTTCAAAACGGAATAACAGGTACCATTTACGGCCACGACCTCTCTTAGTCCTAGCCATCTATTTCAGCTCCTTAATGATGATTTCCATCCCTGGTACTTCACTATAACTTTTTACTGCTGTTATTTTTGCTACTTGATTAGCATCCTGCCAAACTAGCTTATTAAGAGAATCGAAAACTCCTTTTACTAGATTATCTGTATCAGGCTTTTTCGTATGATATTCATCAACCATTTGCTGCTTCTTCACATTTATTTGACCAGCTTTTCGGAATTGGCATAGTGAATAAAATATCAACCTCTAATGCACCAGCAAAAAGGTTTCGTCCCTTTAATTGCTGTTTAACAATCCATTTGATTTGATCTTTATATGCAAGATACCGTTGAGCATTCGGCTTTATGTACTTTCCTCGGCTAGTCATGCGAACGGCACCCATTGGCTCAACTGGTATCGTAAGTTTAAGCATTTTCCTCCTCTGATATTTCTCTGCCAAATTGACATTTAACATTGATGTGAATCAGCTCTAATTCTGTAAGTGTATGCTCATATAATTGCCGCCCGTCCGCTGTATCGAAATAACCGTACCTAAGTAACTCGTTAATTAAAAAGTCTTTACGCTGCTCAACAGCTTCTCTTAACTGGTTAGTTTGATTATTCATGAAACATCCTCCATTCCCATTTCTGCAAAAGCTTGATCAAGCCTTGCTTTTAATTGTCTACTTCTTAATTCAGCTTCCTCTTTACTGATCCGCGTGCAATTAGGGCAAGGTACAAACATAACTGCTACCGGGCTTTCCTCATGAATAACACGTCTGCCATTACATAATTTACACATGTTGTTCACCAGCCTTTAAAAAGTGCCTTTTTCGATAGTCGGTCCCGTTCATAATGACCGGCTTTGTATTCTCCATAATTCGTGAGAATAGTCACGCTGTATCCCTAGAACTTTCGAAATCATCCGAAGATAAATTTGTTGTATAAATATTGTGCTTTCCCGAACGTTGATCAATAATTTCAAATGCCTTCCCGATACTCCATCCTTTCGTTTCTCCCTCTGCACCTATATCATCAAGTACTAGCAGATCGACTTTAAATAAGGCCTGCATCAGCTGATCTTCTGTCATTTCACTGTCCTTGTTATACGTACTGCGAATTTTCGTGTACAGCTTAGGCAGTGAGATAAAAACAGAGCTGTATCCTAAAGCCACAAGGGCTTTTGAAATAGATACCGACAAGTGACTTTTACCTGTCCCGAATGGACCTTGAAAAAATAAGTTTGCCGGATCAGCAAGATCAAAGTTTCTAACATAGTCAGCTGCTGTCTTATACGCTGCTGGAAAACGATCCTTTTCGAAATTTTTAAAGTTTGCTTTCTTAAGGCTCTCGTTAATCAAGCTGTTATCATCAAAAATTCGTTTCATTCGGGTCTTATCAGCTTCTTTTTGTTCCTGCTTAATCTGCTCGTAAAGCTTGCAATTGCAGCCGATCTTACTAGTGACTTTTTCTCCTGCCATCGGTCCTAAAGCTATGACTGTAGTAAACTCTTTAACTCGAGAACCGCATCCCTTGCATGTGTATTCGTTAGTTACACTAGAATCCGTAATCGTACTTTTGCCCTTCTTCAGAACTTCCCGAAAGCTTTGCAATACTATCCCTTCCTCCGGTTTTATTTTTCAGTTTCATCAGACCACGCTTCGCTTCATGAATATCTGTGTTTCGTAAAATACCAAGTGTATACTGTTCCTTTTTATCGTCATGCTGCTCAACACGTTTCCAGAGAGCAAAATGAATTTGATCGACACTGTATTTAGATAATTTCTCGATAAAATTAACCAAGATGTTTGCTGAGATAGTGCATGTTTGTCTAGTGAGACGAATGCAGTCAAAATAAGAGAATACTATTTTTTTAGACACATTTGCTGGTAAAGCGTTGAGTTGCGTAGCAAAGTCAACAAAGATTTCAATATCATCGGTCGAGCTCAAATTCATATTTTTTACATTAGCCGATGCGAGATATTCTTTTAATGTTTTATTGATGTTTATATTGTTGTTAACTGATGTTATAAATGCTGTTATAGTATGCGGAATCTCTTGTGGATTCTGTTGCGTATCCTCATGCGGATTCTCTTGTGGATTTTTATTTCCCAACCCGTCTTCCTCCTTACTCTCACAAGGGATACAAGATTCATTCTCTTGTGGATTCTCATGTGATTCCTCATGTGGAACCTCATGCGGATTCTCTTGTGGATTTTTTCGCTCTTTTTGATAAAAAGATAAATTTTGCAATTCCTTATATTGATGAATAGTAACTTGTATCCCTCGCTTTTGAGGTAAGGTTTTTGTTTCTATATAATTTGCAGCTTCCAGTCTATCTAAAGAACCTTTAACAATATCCCTTGACCATCCTATTTCCTTTGCAAGATTTGTTAAGGTAATAATGGTTTGACCTATTTCACAACGACTGGAAGCAGCATAGTTTGCTTCTTCTAAAAGTAATTGGTAAATCATCTTGTCTTTTATATTTTTGAATTGCAATCGAGGCTGGATCACAAACCCCGATGCCTGTATGATATTTTCCAAGCCTCGATCAATCCTTTCTTTCACTTATGACAAATAGCATTCATGCCTTTAATTTCTATTAATTTATAACCTATCGCTTGAACATAACCTTCTACATACTCCCTAAATAGTGTAGGGCGATCATAATACCCTTCTGTTATCCATATGTAGCAATAAGGAATAGAAACATTGATCGTTTCCTTATCTTCACTGTTTAAAAGGGAATTCATCTTGAACCTCTAGTGCAGAAGGCTTTTCATTTTTCTCTTCTTTTTCTTCTACTTCTGCTGCATCAGCATCAATAATAGTTGGCTCACTTTCCATGTCTGATAATTCAGCTGCTTCATCTGTAATATCTTTTAATTCACGCTCATCATTATCTTCAATAACTGCTTTTTGCATTTCGACAGATAAGATTCCCCATTTGGATAAAAGAGCTTTTAATACGGTTTTCATAGCCATAGCATCCCAATCATTTTTCCAGCCGAAATCCGATTTACTAAACTTTTTCCGATGCTTTTCGACCTGCTCTTTCGTCCAATAGATTGTCTTCCTAAAGCCGTTTAACAGTTCAAAATAAGCTGCATATCCGATTACCGCATCTGATTCTCTTGCTTCAAAATCAATCTCAATTTCCTCCGTAAGAGGATTCCAATTGATTAATTCACCCTCACAAATAGCTGTAACATTAATATGGCGATACTGTGCTGATCGGAGAGCTAACTGAATATAACCTTTATAACCGAGTTGGAATTGAGCTTTTCCTCCGTATGGAACAATCCATGCATACCCTAGGTTTTTGTCTACCGGTAAATCTAGTGTTGCTGCAATCATTGCGGATGAAATAACAGACATTGGTTCTGCCTTCTGGAGCATCTTTTCACTGTTATATAAACTAAGAATCGATGCTGTGAATTGAGTAGCACGCTTCCCGAGCACTTCTTCAAACCTTTTAAGAACTGCTGGACTTGATAGAAGGCTTTTCATTGTTGTTCCTTGTGTAGACGGAGCTTGGCTATTCGTACTTGCCAGCTTGTTCTTTAGTGATTTATTTGTTGCCAACTTTACCCCTCCTAGCTAATTTCCTTGATTCCAAAACGACGGTAACTTGTTTGCTTAACTACTTGCTCATAAATATTAGGGAACTGTTCTTTTAGCTTTTTACTATCAATACGATTAGAAGTGATTGGCTTCCATTCCGTTTGAAAGTTTTTAACAAAAGCCAATTCGGCATCTTTCATTTCATTTTTTATCTGATTTTCAATTTCTTTTGCCTGTTCATCTAAAGCTTTAATAGAATCCCTTAACGAAAGATAGTGATCAATTTTCTCCTTATATTCAGAGGTTAAATCAACAGATTTCCCTTTCTCTGCCTTTTCATATTTTTGCTTAA